CGAAAGGAGAAACTGAATCGAATATTCAGATACCGCAAACCAGATTGTATGACAAAGGAGGAATATGATTTTTTTTCTGATTTCAAAAAGAGAAGAAGTAACTCCCTTGCATTTGCGGATCAAGAGGTGCTTTTGAAAATGTATAACCGACTCTTCAATACCAATGAGCCACATTCTTCTTGTGGATCTTGTTGGAAGGAGAGGATCAATCATTTGGATGCAATATTCAGTACCTACGAAGGAGATTGATCTTTTCAATTTCGTGAAGGAGAATTTCATCTCTGATCTCCAGATGAGTGAGGTGAAGTATTCCAGATACGATTGCTATTCTCTTTTGTACCATATGGATATTGAATTGAAATGCAGAAGAACTCATTACGATGATCTCTTGATTGAGAGATCCAAACACGATGCCTTACTTGAGAGATCGATCAAGTTCAGTACCCGCCCGGTTTATATCAATTCCACTCCCCTGGGCGTATGGGCATTTTACATATCACACATCCGGATCAAGTGGGAAGAAAGAGCTCTCCCCAGGAACACGGATTTTGGAGACCAGGGAAAGATCAAGAAGGAGATCGGTTACTTGAACATAGAGGATGGAATTAAATTGATGTAATATGCCCTTACCTAAACCAAGCCCCGGAGAGAAACAAGCCGATTTTATGATTCGATGTATGAGTGATTTGAAAGTGGAGTTTCCACAGACAGACCAAAGGATAGCGATATGCTATGATTCCTGGAGAGGAGAATGAATAAAAAATGAGAGATCCCGGTTGAATTCCGGGATTTTTTGTTCTTGGATTATGTTGATAACTTTCATATCTTTATGGAAACCAAAATGATTCAGAAATGAAAAAACCTCAAAACCTCGAAGATGTCAAAGCGTATGCCTTTGGTTTCTTTATGATTGGAGTGGCGATGCTTACTCCGTTCGCTCTCATTGCAATCCTCAAATTATTGGTACAATGAGTTTCAACAAATACAAATGGGTTCAGATGGTCGAAGATGAGATCTTCACCAAGGCAGAGGATGACATCATCCGCACTCAAGATGAAGCGTGTGAATTGATCGATACGATGATTGATGATTCTACTATATACAATTCCGATTGTTTTGATATCATCAAGGAATTGAACTATTTTGATTGGGAGAATTCAGATCCTCCGGTTACAAACATTAGACAAGCGGCTTACAATGCTTTACTTGATTTGGCTATTGAGAAAGTTGACATCGAAAAGAATCTCTACAATGTGCAGTGAGTTTGGTGCCCCCGATCCTTATGGAGAACCCGAGCGTTGCGAGTATTGCTACAGAGTTCTCGACTATTATGGAATTTGCCTTGATTGTAACTATGAGGACTATAATGATCTTGACCGATGAAACTTGAAGAACCCATACACATTGAAATGATCTCTCCAATTTCTTGGAGTTGTATGCCGGAATCGGCAGAAATGGTTGCTCAATTCGAGGCAGTATGTCCTGGAACGAATAATCTGATTTTAACCATACCCCTTCACGAAGATTTTTTTGATTTCGCTTTGGAGTATTGCAGACAATACAAGATCCATATTGAAAAGAAATTGAAATGATTGAATTACTGAACGGAGAGAGATGGGATCAAGAGGAGATCATCAAAAAGATGGAGGATGATTCCTTCTACTATGGACATCTCGGAAAACACGCCCTATCCTCTACGAGTTGCAAACAACTCCTGGATTCCCCGAAGCAATATCACTATATCACCAAGTACGGACAAGATGATTCTGCATCCTTCAACATTGGGAGATTGGTACATCTTATGGCTCTCGAGCCGGAGAAGATGGAGGGGATTCAGATCGTAGAGGTTCAATCAAGAGCCACGAAGGCATTTAAGGATTCCCCGGAGGGATCAATCACCCGGAGAGATTATGAAGAAGCGAGAAGGATTGCGGATGCCCTCCTTCGGAATGAATATGCGCTCTCCTTTTTCCAGGGATGTGAATTTGAAGTGCCGACAATGGGAATGATCGGGGATCTTCCTTTCCGAGCGAAAGCGGATATGTACGATGAATCACAAGGTTTTATTGTGGATCTAAAAACTACGGCTGACCTCAAGGCATTTCCCTATTCAGCGAAAAAGTATTCATACGATATGCAATGCGCTATCTATTGCGAACTATTTGGAGTTTCCTGGGAGAAATTTGTTTTCATTGTGATTGACAAATCCTCCCTGGATGTGGGGATCTATCGGATCAAAGAATCATTCATTCAAAAAGGGAGGGAGAAGTTGCAAGAGGCGATTTCCATCTACAAGAGATACTTCATTGAGGGGGAGGATATTGATTCCTATACTATCGTGGGAGAGTTAGAATAGAGGGGAAGCCGAAAACCTTTCAGAGTAGGCAAACTATTAAATTTCGTAATATGAACGAAATCAAATTAGGCGAGATGAAGATGATTCAAACAAAGGATCTATGTTTCGCATTGGGAAATCGTGAGACCTATGATGCCCACATCAACAAATTTGAATCCTTACTATCAGACTATGGATTCTTGGATGCGTTGAAGGTTATTCCCTCGGATGATTGTTTCCTCATTGTGGAGGGACAACATCGATTTGAAGCGGGGAAAAGGTTGGGAATGGAAGAATTTCCCTGCTATGTGATTGATTGGCTTGAGGGGTGTGATGAGGATGAGATTCAAAATATCATCATCTCTCTCAATGCAAACAACAAGACCTGGACAATCTACGATTATGTAAAGAGTTTTGCAGATCGTGGAGATGAGGACTACAAGACCTTAAAGGCTCGGATGATTCAATACCGAGAAACGCTTTCGAATGGCGTTGTTGCTTCGTGTCATTCGGGATCTGCTCGAATGCATTCGGCAATCAAAGAGGGGAACTTCAAGAATGCAAACAATGAATTCTCGGAGTGGATATTGAACAAGTTGCACCAGGTTGTTATAACTGACGGGAAAAAGAATTTCCCATCAAGAACCCTCTCAATTTTTGTCGCTAATGTTTGGAAGGATCGTAGCGATTTAAAATTTGTGCATCTGATCATCCAGGAGATGAGAAAACACATAGCGTTTGGCCAACCCCTTCCGGATGGCGATCAGGCGTTTACGGATTGGTACGATAAAATTGTAACATTGATCAAGGAATGAAAAGCGTTGAAAGCAAAGCGGATCAGTTTATGAGGATCGCAGAAGCAAGACTTCGGAAGAATCATAAATTCAAACCAGAACGTAAAGCCCTCGCTGCCTGGATGTACCGCAGATGGCTTGACCGACAAATAGCACAATAAGGCAAGGGGAGGGCTACTGCGTTATGAGGAGTGCGTTTTGGTTGAACGAGTCCTCCCCAAACCTTTTTAATGGGTCAATAAAGAAACAAATACGGCTCAAAGTGTAAAGTAAATGAGCCACAAAGTGTAAAATAGAAACCTTTAACACCAAAGAGAAATGAGTTACATAGTTGTTTACGACAAATTCCTTGAAGATCAAACTTGGTTACTCAATGCAAGGAGATCATTCAAAGAAGAAAAGGCAGCGATGACTTTCGCTCGGGATTGTGAGCATTCGGCTTACACCGCTAATGTAAAAATGTACAAACTATGATGATTGAAACATTCAAATATGTGGGAAGCATCCAGGTGATCCCATTCGTAACAATCTGCTATGATTCGGATATTTGCGAAAGAGCCGTATCTTTCGGATGGCTATGGTGGGGAATCACGATAGTAAAGAAGAACGAAATGCAATTGTGAAGAAGCATACAAAAATTTATCTGCAAGGGATGGGATTCGATCAAACGGACTTCATCCCTTGTGAGGTTTGTGGAAGCCGTGCCGTTGATATTCATCACATAGAGGCGAGAGGTATGGGAGGAAACAAGGAAGCCGATGTAATTGAAAACCTAATGGCTCTATGCAGAAGTTGCCACATTCAGTACGGAGACATAAAGCAACATAAAGAGTGGCTAAAAAGGATTCACGAAAAAAAGTTACTTAAGAGATGAAGATTCAGATTTCAAAGATCAAATCAAACCCGAACAATCCTCGTTTCATTCGGGATGATAAATTCCGGAAGTTGGTCAAGTCAATCCAGGAATTTCCGGAGATGTTAGACATCCGCCCTATTGTAGTGGATGCGGATATGGTCGTGCTTGGTGGGAATATGCGATTGAAGGCGTGTATTGAGGCGGGATTGAAGGAAGTGCCGATCTTGATTGCAGACAATCTAACCCCAGAGCAACAAGAGCAATTCATCATCAAAGACAATGCATCATTCGGTGAGTGGGATTGGGATGTACTCGCAAACGAATGGGATACCAAGAACCTCAATGATTGGGGATTGGATGTACCGATTTTGAATGAATCCCTCCAACCGATCAAAGGGAGTGATCCGGAGATTGAAATCACGGAGGAGATCTTGGAAGAGCATAACTATGTGGTTTTCACCTTTGACAACAAATTGGATTGGCAGGTGGTGAAAGAAACATTCGGGATCAACACGGTTGCAAAACCTGGATTTACGGAAACCTACCAACAAAAGGGAATCGGAAGAGTACAATCGGGCAAGAAACTCCTGGATCTTATTAGCAAGAAATGAGATACAAAGTATACATACCAAGCAAGGGGAGAGCGGGGAAGGTAACAACCCACAACCTTTTCCTGGATTCAACGATCATCTGCCCGGAGAGTGAGGTTGACCTATACAAGGAACATCACGAAAATGTCATTGGCGTTCCGGATGACGTGAAGGGGATCACAAAAACCCGCAATTGGATCTTGAACAATATGGATGATGAATGGATGATCCAGGTGGATGATGATGCTCTCTCCTTCCATATGTTCGAGGAAGGCAAGATGCGGAAATTCATCGATGCGGAGAAGATTCACGAAATCATTGATAACCAATTCCAATTGTGTGATGATTGGGGATTGAAGGCGTGGGGATTCTCCTTGGCGGCTGATTACAAATTCTACCGAGAGTACACACCTTTTTCAACCCAGGGAGTTATTGGTGCGAATATCATTGGGATCATAAAGAACGAGATTCGATTTGATGAAAGATTGAAAGTAAAAGAGGACTACGACTACTCAATGCAACACATAGCCAAGTACAAAGGCGTTTTGCGTTGTATGAAATACGGCATTGATGTTGTACACCTAACCAATGAGGGAGGATGTGTTTCGTATCGAACGAAGGATACGGAGATGGAAGCGTACAATGTCCTGGTACAGAAATGGGGGAGGAAGGTTGTCAAATTACAGAACAACAAGAACTTCGTGAAAATGATATCACCAAGAAAAGGGGTATGACAAATAGTGACATAAAAAAAGGAGCGATGATTGAAGCCCTTGAGCAATCTCTTGGGGTTGTAACTACGGCTTGTAAGATTGTCGGGATCTCCAGGGAAACACATTACCGATGGCTCAAAGAAGATCCAGAGTACAAGGAGAAGGTTGAGGGGTTGATTGATGTGGCGTTGGATTTCGCGGAGAGCCAATTGCATAAACAGATCCGAGATGGAAATTCTACGGCAACAATCTTCTTTCTGAAAACGAAGGGCAAGAATCGGGGATACATAGAAAGACAAGAGATCCACAATACGGGGGATAACCTATTCAATATCCAGATACTTGGCGAGGGAACTGAAAACGAATAAAGTATTCGGACACCTTCTTCGATCAGATAAAAGGATCACAATTGAACAAGGTGGAACACGATCCGGCAAGACATATAACATCTTGCTCTGGATCATATTTTACTATACAAGAAAAAACAAGGGGCAGACAATAACGATCTGCCGTAAGACATTCCCTTCTCTCCGGGCATCTGTGATGAGGGATTTCTTTGAGATCCTCCGGAGTTATGATCTATACCGAGAGCAGTATCACAACAAATCTTCAAGTGAATATTACCTCAATGGAAACCTTGTTGAATTCATTTCGATTGATCAGCCGGACAAGATCCGAGGAAGAAAAAGGAATCTCCTCTACATCAATGAGGCGAATGAATTATTTTTCGAGGACTGGCAACAACTGATTTTTCGTACAGATGGAAAGATCATTCTCGATTACAATCCCTCTGATTCATTCCATTGGATATACGATAAGGTGATCCCCAGGGATGATGCGGAATTCTTTCAAACGACATACAAGGACAACCCCTTCCTGGATCAGACAATCAAGCAGGAGATCGAAAGATTGAGAGATACGGATGAGGACTATTGGCGCATCTATGGTCTGGGAGAGAGGGGAAGATCGAGAGCAACCATATTTCAATTCGACATTGCAGATGAACCAAGGGGGAAGGTTATTGCAATGGGTATGGACTTTGGCTTCACGAATGATCCTACGGCATTAGTCCGGGTAACGGAGGAGGGAGGGAATCTATACCTTGAGGAGATGCTATATCACACGAACCTCACGAACAGAGATATATCAGACAAATTGCAAGATTTAGGATTGACCAGATACGATGAGATCTGGGCAGATAGTGCGGAGCCAAAATCAATCGAAGAATTGCATCGGATGGGATGGAATGTAAAACCCACCACAAAGGGCAAGGATTCCATTATGGCGGGAATTGATATTCTGAAAAGGTACAAGATCTTTGTAACGAAGAACTCAAAGAATCTGATCAAGGAATTGCAGAATTACAAGTGGCAAGAGGACAAGAATGGAAACCTTTTGAACAGACCGATTGATTCCTTCAACCACGGAATTGATGCGGTGAGATATGCTACCTACAACAGATTGAGCCGACCGAACTATGGGCAGTATGCCATACGATAGGAAACAAAAGTTATTTGAATGAGATGAATGTAATCGTACCGAATCACTTAAGCGAGATCAACCTGGGGCAATACCAGCACTTTCTCCGGTTGGAGGGAGATGAGGAATTCTTGGCGAAGAAGATGATTGAGATCTTTTGCGGTCTGAAAATGGATTTGATTCACAAGATGAAGGTTTCATCCATCTCGAAGATCTCCAAGATCCTCTCAACGATGTTGCAAGAGAAAGCGGAATTCAAACCAACATTCAAGATCAATGATCAAGAATTTGGATTCATCCCGATCCTGGAGGATTTGACATTCGGAGAATTGCACGATCTGGATCAAACGATTAGCGATTGGCAGAGAATGAATGAGGCGATGTGTGTTTTATTTCGCCCCATAGAGCAGAAGATGGGCAAGAGGTATCGGATTAAGGAATGGGATGGAAAGATGGATCTCGCTGAAACTATGAAGCAGATGCCGATGGATGTTGTGATGGGATCGGTGGTTTTTTTTTGCAATTTAGGGATCGATTTATCGGCGGCTTTCCTTCGCTATTTGGCGAAACAAGAGGGGATCACGACTATTCCGTTGAAGGACAATTCGCTCAACGATGGGGATGGTTTCCCCTATTCTATACTCTGGCCGGAGGTGATGCAACAAAATTTGACCAAGCATCCAAACTCCCCGCATCCTTCGCCTTCTCATTTTTAGCATTTGAAAAAGACCGAAACGAAGCAGAAAACAAAATACTCAACAAGAAATTCAAATGAGAAACTTTTACCTCGTACTTGAAAAGATCAAAACCTTCCTGGAAGGACATTCGCAAGTCAATGTTGTAACGACTGGGGATATTTTTGATGTGGATCTCAACAAGCAGACCATCTTCCCTTTGTCGCATATCATCATCAACTCCGCAAATCTTGAGGGGCCGGTTATTCGCTTTAACATCTCCGTTTTGGCGATTGACATTGTAGATGAAACGAAAGAGAACCCCAGGGATCAAAACGAGCCGTTCTATGGCACGAACAACACGCAAGACATACTCAATACCCAACTTGCGGTTTGCAACGCTCTGATTAAAGAATTGGAGAAGGGAGATCTGCATTTCGACAAATACCAATTGCAAGGAGTTCCCCAATGCCTTCCTTTTCAAGATCGATTCGAGAACCTTCTTGCAGGGTGGAATTGCACTTTTGATGTGATCACCGCAAATACCGAGATCTCCATATGCTAACAACCGCTAACACGGAAGCATATCTCAATGCCTTTGCTCAAAGGGTATTGCAACAAGCGCAGTTAGAACTTGGGGCATACCGATCAGAGGGAGGCAAACGGAGGCGTATTGACTCTACGGGCACTCTTCGGAACTCTCTCCCTGGATCATATTCGATCAAGGTGATGCCGAATTCGATGTCCTTGAAATTCTTCGAAGAAAACGAGGCTTGGAAAACATATGGCTATGTTGTAGACAAGGGAAGGAATCCAGGAAAGATGCCCCCGGTTGATGCAATCAAGAAATGGATCAGAAAAAAGCCATTGAGATTGAGAGATTTGAAATCGGGATCTTTTGTCAAGATGACAGAGAGCAAGGTTGAATCCGTTGCCTTTGCGATTGCAAAGAAGATGAAGGAGGAGGGAACGAAACCCACCTATTTTTTTACCACACCTTTTCGTTTAGCATTTGAAACATTGCCGGAAGAGTTAGGACAAGCGTATGCATTGGATGTCGCTGATTTCCTCCGGTTCACATTAGGACAACCAAAATGAGTACACCAACAATCTCTCAACCCTCATCATTGAAGATGAGCCGTAGCCCGATATTCTACACGGGTAAGAATAACACTCTAACAAATGACTCCTTGGATTCAATGAATTTGAGGTTGAAGATCTGGAGTGGAACGAGCGCACCAACTCCCTACAATTACATTTTGAGCAAATCATATTCAATCAATGAAGTGATCAATTTTGAGATCAGCAATCTGATCAAATCGGAATTCCTTCACAATTTTGATATCTGGAATGATATATTCTACACTCAAAGTCCAGAAGGTGAAGCATTGTGGGTAAGTGCCGGAGGAAGCGATTGGATTTATTCAGATAATGGACTTGCACCAGAAGAGGCCGTAATTGGTTCGCTAACAAACTTTCTTTGTGTTGATGGATGGAGTGATAAGATGAACCCTCAAAACACGGAACATTCAAGCATTTCTCTTTGGACAGACAGAAAGAGATATGTTTTGGAATCTAATTACGAGGTACTTGCTATCTACAATAGTGCAGCAAATGATCTCGGATTAATTACGATTACCTGGAACAATGGAGATTCAGATACCTTCTACAATACCGATGGCGTTAGCACATCACCTCCCGACCCTATTAGCGGAAATACTCAAGATCTTGTTATCTATGCCGGTGTAGGCCCCGCAAACCTTGAGAACAATGCCGGATTGGATTCAGTAATCAAACCAAGTTCGCATACGAGTGGTGATTGGTATGATGTTATTTTGAGAAATACCGGAGGGGATGAGATTGGCCGGGTAAGATACTACCTTACTTGTGAACCTAAATACACACCCTACCAGGTTGCATTTGTGAACCGCTATGGAGTGGCTGATTTCATCACCTTCTTCAAGAGAAGTGATGAGGTGGGTGCTTTCTCTTCCGAGCAGTACAAAAAGAGTATTTACCAAGATGGATTCACTTCTGCATCTCTCCAGGTAGGACAATACCAAGATTTCAATATCAATTCCAGGAATAGCATCCGACTCAATACGGGATGGGTAGAGGAAAACTATGATGAAGTCATTGAGGATATCTTGATGAGTGAGAATGTTGCGATTCTCCTGGATGGGAATTGGGTTTCAGCAAATCCACAGAGGGGATCAGTAGATTACCAAAAAGAGGTGAACCAAAAGGTGATTAATTATCAATTGACTTTCGACATTGCATTCAACGAGAGAACCCTTATTCGATGAACCAGGTAGATATTTACATCGGAAACAATCGACTTGATCTCTTTGATGATGAGGAGATCACGATCAACCTATCCATTCAGAATTACAAGGAACTTGATAAGATCTTCACGGATTTTACTCAATCATTCACGATCCCCGCTACGGGGATTAACAATGAGATCTTGGCTCATTATTACAGAACGGATCTGGAGGAGTTAAGAATAACAGATAAAAGATTCGTAAACGGACAGAGTTTGTTTGAATCTTATGAAGCAAGGGTAATAACTGCCGGAGGGATAGTTGAGGGGAGAACTTGTTGCATCTCTGCACTTGATGAACTTGGTGGATCTTATTATGAATACTCGGAAGAGGGGTCTTTTGATGGGAGATTGCGCCCAACGGCAAGAATCGAAATAAACTCATTGCTCTTCCGTGATGGAGTGATTCAGATTGAGGATGTATTGATGAGAGGTACAGAGCCATATGCATATACCCTAACCTTTTACGGATATCTTGTGAATCTGACTGATCTATTCGGAGAAGATTACCTCTATGACCTGGATCTATCTACTTACAATCACTCGTATGATGGTAACACGATCCTCGAGGGATTTAATTCGGATGCACTATTCGGAGGGGAGGTATTTTACCCTTTGATGAGTCCGGTGCGAAATTGGGTTTACAATGTTGGATCAAGTAGCCCTGCCCACGAAGATGATATTCAACATCTCCCCGGACATTCTGGACACCATCACGGGGTAAACTATTACGAGTTAAAACCCGCATTGAAGGTTGCAAAGATCCTGGAAGCGATAGAGAGCAAGTATGAAATTACCTTCTCCGGATCTTTCTTGAGTGATGCAACATTCCAAAAACTATACTTGTGGGCACATAGATATGAAGGATACCTCTATGAACCAGGTACTACCATTGAATGGGGCATCATCAATATGAACCGAAACACGGGTGGAGGAACTGAATTCAATCTCACGACAGACACTTGGACTGTTGTAACAACAGATTACTATGAAATCAATGTAACGATTGACAATGCCTCTGTTGATTATGAATTGGGGCTTTTTGTCAATGGTCAACTCTTTGCATCTAATTTGGTCGACCAACATCCCGCATCATCTTACACGACTACCTGGGAGGGTACAAGTTTTGGATTCTATGCAGGAGATGAGGTGAAATTGTACATCAGACCTCAAGGAGCGATTGCACCCTCTTCAATGACATATCAATGCTCGGACTATGAGGCGATTGATAGTGCTTTGGATAAGAAGTTTGAGGTTGACCAATCTCTTTCTTCATCTTACAATTTTGAATTGAAGATGAGTGATTTGATGCCGGAGATTAAGGTTGCAGATTTTCTCGCAGGGATTGTGAAGATGCACAACCTTGTGATCGTTCCAACATCCAACACGGCATTCACTTTCTACACCCTGGATGGATGGTACTCCGCAGGATCCGATCTTGATCTGCAAGAATTCATCGATATTGAAGATGTGGAGATTAAGAGACCCGACCTATTTCGAAGGATTGAATTTGATTACAAAGACACAGAGCAAATACTCGGATACCAATACAAGAAAACAAACAAGGTTGGATTTGGTGATCTGAATTCTGATTTTCAATTTGATGGGGATGAATTCAAAGTTGAATTACCATTTGAATGCCCTCTCTTTGAGATCCTGGACAATTATGAGAATACGGAAGAGCCGGTAAGCAAAACAAATATCCTGGTCTACAAATCCCAGACGAGAGAGCCAGATACGAATTACGACAATCGATATCAGAAATATGTTGGATCACCTATTTTGATCTATGGAGAGTTTCCGTATGAGATCGATGGGAATCCGGTTGGATTTGTTGATGAAGCAGATCCGCCTAATGAGACCGAATGCTTACAAGTATGGTATGCAAATACATCAAGCACATCTATTGGAACGGGTTTGGCGTATTCATTGACCTGGGGTGCTGACATAGATCCCTATTACTTGAGTTCGATTCCTAACTCTCTCTACAATACCTATTGGAGTGATTACATCACAGATTTGTATGCGAAGAACAAAAGGGTTTTCCAGGTTGAAGCGGTTCTACCTATCGGAAAGATCTTGAATTTGGATTTGAACAATCTGGTGATCTGGAACAATCAAAAGTTTAAGATCAACAATGTGGATTTGAATCTCGCAACGGGAAGAGCACGACTTGAATTACTCAACGAGGTATGAAGAAGAGTTACATTGGTTATTTGATTGAGATGCTCAATGCAGAAGAGTACATCAAAGAATCGAATAACATTGAAATCGCAAAAGGAAAATACTATCTGCCTTCATCCTGGAAAGAGGGTAAAAGAATAATACGCAGACAATGGCTGAACAAGTAGATGTAAAGATTAACATCACCACAACCGAAGCACCTCCTCTCGCAATAATTGAGCAGGAGGTTCGGAATGTTGAGAGTGCGGCATCAGATACCACGAACCAATTTGAACAAGCGGGTGCTGCCGCGAGGAAAGCCACGACTCAAATGTCCGAGGGTTTTGATGGGGTAAAGAATACCATCACTCCTCTCCGAAGTTTGATCTCTCAATTGACCGGGGGCATATCTGAAGCATTCCTCCAGGCTTATGAAACTATCCGGATCGCTACAAAGGGATTGAAGGGATTCAAGTTGGCTCTTGCTACTACGGGTGTAGGTCTTGCCGTTTTGGCTTTGTCTGAATTGGTAGGAGTAACAAAGATTTTCTCAAAGGAAGAAAAAGAGGCCAACAATGAAATTGAAAAATATCAAGGTTTAACTCAAGCAACAATCGACCTTGAAGAGAGAAGGAAGAAAGCGGTTGAGGGATTGAATGTTGAGCAAGAGAAATTCAAGAAATCTCTTGAGGAGATCAATGGCTTATCACAAGCGGAATTGAATCTGCGCAGACAAGCATATGAGCAACAATTAAAAGAAGCCAAGGGATTTTTAGAGCAAACCAGACAACAATATGTTCAAGCCCTCACGGAAGCGGGAGGTTTTAATTCTGGGATCTCTCAAGAATTCATACAAGGACTCGTAGAACAACAATTCCTCCTATCTCAACAAGTAAGGAATGCGGAAGAGGGAATCAAGAGCATTGACGATGCCCTCAAGGCATTAAAGAAAACGGATGAGGATTTCAAGGTTGAGAAAACGAATGTAGTCGCTTACTTCAATGCTATTCAACAACAAGCGGAGATCCTTGTTGAAGCAATATTCGGATCAGAGAAAGCCCTTGAAGAACAGATTGCAAAGATTGGAGAGAACCAAACACAGAAAGTACAAAAACAAGTTCGCACTCTTGGAGAGATATATGAGAAAAATACATCAACCTTTGCGGATCACCTTAAAAACTTAAATGCCAATACAACTGCTTTTTATGAGGGGGAACAAGGCAAGGCGATAAAAGGTGCTTTGGGTACTGCCGCTGAATTTACAAAAGTTCTTGCGGATGCTCAAGATGTTTCCTCTTCGGCGGCTTTTGAGGGTGCGAAGAAATACAAGATTGCATCGGTTATAACCTCGGCAATACAATCATCTTTTGAGGCATATGGATCTGCTCAACAATTTGGCCCCGTATTGGGCCCGATACTTGGAGCCGCCCAAGTCGCTGCAATTGCTCTTGCATCGAATAAGGCCATCAATGATATCAAGAATTCATCTTTTTCATCACCATCTTTACCGAGTACAACAACCCCCACCCAGGGAAGATCTCTGCAAACTAATTTTAACATAGTTGGAACGAGTGGGATCAATCAATTAGCCCAGGGCATTGGAGGGCAGTTCCAACAGCCCCTCCGGGCTTATGTGGTCGGATCTGATGTGATGGGATATGATGAACTGCAACGCCGTAGAATAAGAACCGCAACATTTGGATAATGAAACTGATTGAACTAATTATTGATGAAAACGAATTACTCTCCGGGATCAATGCGATCTCCCTGGTAGAATACCCGGCTATTGAGGAGGATTTTGTTGCATTGAATTCAGCGAAGAAAGTAGAGTTTGCTACACAGAGTGAAGAAAAGCGCATCCTAATGGGCGCGGCTCTCGTTCCTAACAAACCCATTTATCGGAAGAATGGGGAGGATGAGTTCTATGTATATTTTACAAAGGACACGATCCGAAGAGCATCGGAGATGTTTTTCCAGAATGGAAACCAGAACAATTCCACCCTTGAACACGAAGTCGACCTCCAGGGATTGAGCGTGGTGGAATCTTGGATCATCGAGGATGAGGAATATGACAAGAGCAGAAAATATGGGCTTGATCTACCGATTGGCACTTGGATGGTATCTATGAAGGTAAACAATCCGGATATCTGGGAGGGATATGTTAAAAGCGGAAAGGTCAAGGGATTTTCGATTGAGGGATACTTTGTGGACAAAGTAAATATGAGCCGAGAAGGTTTGGAGGATATCGAGGAACAAGAAGCGGCATTGATCCTCTCTTCCATTGTTGGGATCATAAAGAGTGATAAAAGATTGAAGAAGGGGAAAAGGGTTGAGATGGAATCTTACACGGATTACCCGGATGCAGTCAAGAACAATGCAAAGCGTGGCATTGAATTGAATGAGAAGAACAATAACAAGTGCGCTACCGATGTGGGCAAGATCCGAGGACAACAACTTGCACAAGGAAAAGCCATCAGCGTAGAAACCATCAAACGGATGTACTCCTATCTATCAAGGGCAGAAGAGTATTATGATGAATCAGATTCTTCGGCTTGTGGTACGATCTCTTACTTGTTATGGGGAGGGAAAGCCGGAAAGAGATGGGCAGAATCTAAATTGAAAGAATTGGGCAAATTATGAAGAAAGAACCTACACCTTCAAGATCATCACCCAAAGGATCAAAAAGAGGTTGCTTGTGTTGGGATAAGGGAACATACTCAAAGAAGTGTTGCGATGGATCTTTGAGAGCGCAAGGAATCGGATCAATTGTTCAGATCCCAGAGTAAAAATGTAACAATCAAGACCCAAGCGGTCATTTAATTGAAAGCAATTCTATTATGAAGGCACAGAGTGTATTAAACAAAATTTTGACAGAACTCGCACAAATCCGCAAGGTAGAGTTCGCTCAAATGAACCTGGAGAATGGAACCATTCTTGAGGCAGAAGAGTTCGCTCCCGAGAATGAGGTATTCATCCTTTCCGGAGAAGAGCGCATCCCCGCACCCGTGGGAGAACACAAACTTGAAGATGGCAAAATCCTGGTAATCATTGAGGAAGGGATCATTGCAGAGATCAAGGAAGAGGCCGCCGTTGAGGAGGTTGAAATGCAATCAGAGGAAGCCATAGAGGTTGCCGAAGAGGTAGCATCTGAAGTTGCTGATGAGGCGGCTGAAGCGATCACGGAAGAAGTATCTGCCGCTATTGAGGTTGCAGTTGCTGAAGCCCTCGCACCGGTTGTTGAGCAAGTAGCAGAAGAGATGAAGAAGATGCGTGATGAGATGGAGGCTTACAAAACCGAAATGTCCGCAATCGAAAAGAAATTCTCTTCTCAATCTGCCGCTAAAGCAATTAAACACGCCCCTGGCACAAAGAACGAAACCAATGTCAAATTAGCATCCAAGCGTGTCCCTACCGCTATGGATCGTGTATTGGCTAAACTGAAATAAATTTTTTTACTTAATTAGAAATGGCTACTACTACTTCTATCACTACTACTTACGCTGGCGAATTTGCAGGTAAGTACATCGCTGCTGCCCTTTTGAGTGCAGACACGATCGAGAAAGGCCTCATTGAGGTGATGCCTAATGTTCACTACAAGCAAGTGATCCAAAAGGTTGGAACTGATGACATCGTAAAGGATGCTACTTGTGATTTCACCCCGACCTCTACCTTGACCCTCTCCGAGCGTGTCTTGACTGTTGAGGAATTCCAGGTCAACTTGCAACTTTGCCGTAAGGACTTTTTGTCTACTTGGCAAGGTGCTCAAATGGGTTATTCCGTTTACGATTCTCTTCCCGCTGATTTCAGCGAGTTCTTGATTGCACACGTTGCTTCAAAAGTTGCTCAACGCATCGAAACGAACATCTGGCAAGGTGTTAACGCTACTGCCGGTCAATTCGACGGCTTCCAAGCCCTTCTCGCCGCTGATGGTGATGTTGTTGATGTTACGGGTACTTCAGTTACTGCCGCTAACGTCATCACTGAATTGGGCAAAGTAGTTGATGCGATCCCTGCCGCTTTGTACGGCAAGGAGGACTTGACTATCTACGTTCCCCAGAATGTTGCGAAGGCTTACGTTCGTGCTTTGGGTGGATTCGGTGCTTCTGGTTTGGGTGCTAATGGTGTTGAGAACAAAGGCACTATGTGGTACGGCTCCGAGCCCTTGTACTTCGATGGAATCCGCGTTGCTATGGTGAATGGTTTGGCATCTAACAAAATGGTTGCCTCACAATCTTCAAACTTGTTCTTCGGTTCTGGTTTGGCTTCCGATCGCAACGAGGTGAAGGTTCTCGATATGCAAAACCTTGATGGATCCGACAACATTCGCGTTGTAATGCGATTTACTGCCGGTGTTCAGCACGGAGTTGGTGCAGATATCGTTTACTACGCCTAATTCTTTGAATTGATTAACCTCAAGGGGGTGAGGGTTTTGCCCCGCCCCCTTTTTTATTTTTAACAGATATGAGTTGTTTACTTACAGCCGGTCGGACAATCCCTTGCAAGGATGTAGTTGGTGGAATTAAAGCCGTCTACTTCGTGAATTTTGGGGATCTTGGTACGATCACAGAATCGGCAGATGAGGTTACGGATATGACCGGCACATTCTCTGCATACAAATATGATCTGAAGGGAAATTCTTCTTTTGAGCAGAGTTTCAATTCAAGCCGTGAAAACGGAACGACTTTCTTTGAGCAAACTTTGAACTTGACTTTCACCAAGTTAACGAAGGAGGACAACAAAGAATTGAAATTGATGGCCTATGGCCGCCCACAAGTTGTTGTCCTGGATTACAATGACAATGCCTTCTTGATGGGTGCCGACCACGGAGCAGAAGTTACGGGTGGCACGATTGTTACCGGTGCGGCTCTTGGTGATTTGTCCGGATATACATTAACTTTGACGGCTCAAGAATTAAAACCCGCAAACTTTATTGCAGGTGTAGATTTGACAAATGCCGAAGAGGTATTTGCTGGAATGACAAGTGCAACCGTTACGATTGTACCTTAATCCAGATTTGTTTTTTGGTTAGGAGAGGGGGCTATGCCCCCTTTCTTTTTGGAATAAAGTTGCGAGGTGCGGTTATTTAATTGAGATGCATATCCTTAAACCTATTTCTACTGCCCAGGAGATTGTTATCATTCCCCGGGATTATGTTTTCTCTTCGGAGGATCTTGATCTTTATTTCGAGAGGGTTCTTCTTGATGGAGGAATTCTTGAATCTGCAAGTTGCGTACAGAGTGCTTTGAATGGTCTTGATGGTATCGTAATTCATCTTACTAATGAAAACGCGAACACAACGACTATCGTAAACCCAACTAATACCGAATCTAACGGCTATATGACCCTCTCTGCCGAGTTTTCTCTTTCGGAAGGGGTGTTCTATGGTATGAAGGTTTTTGATGGCTCTGAATTGATTTACCGAGGAAGGGTTTTCGTAACTTCACAAACTGAATACGACAAGTACACGACCAATAGCGGAGTGTATACGGAGGAAACATCTTACAACAATGAATTCGTGATCATATGAGCAACATCCATATTGTAAACCTATCGAGTTACACGACTCCCGAGAT